AAGAATAGAAACTTTAGAAGCAAGAAACAAAGAACTGGAATTAATAACACCAGCAATTCAAGCTTTATCTGAAATAACACACGATCCAGAGTTGGTTTTAAATAACTTAATACCTAAAGACCAGATACAAATAAAAGATGGTGAGCCTGTTGTTGTAGATGGGTATGAACAACTACCAGTAGCAGAATATGTAAAAAATAAATTAGAAAAGGAAAAGCCATACTTGTTAAAAAACAAACCGATAAGTGGTGGAGGTGCGCCTATTTCTAGACCGTCTTCAACAAGTTTTTCTGAAGATATGATAAAACCTTTCCTCAGAGAAACAGAAAACTTAGGAGAACAAGGGCGCATTTATAAAGTCCATGGCAAAGAAACGTGGCAAAAGTTGAGAGATATAGCAAAAACACGCTAGTATAGAACAAAGGCGAAGCTACGCAGAGCCATATAGGGTTACGCCCACACCGTTAAATTTTAAATTTGTGGACTTATGGCAGTTCTAAGGAGTGATATTATCATCCCTGAGATATTTACGCCTTATGTCATAGAGCAAACTACTGCACGAGATTCTTTTCTCGCAAGCGGTGTGGTTGCACCTATGGCTGAGCTAAATGCAACAGAGGGTGGTGATTTCGTAAACGTACCTTTTTTCTCAGCTAACTTAAGCGGAGACTTTGAGGTTTTATCTGATTCATCTTCATTAACACCCGGAAAAATTTCTACTGACAAACAAGTGGGAGTTATTTTACATCGTGGTCGTGCATTTGAATCTAGAGATTTGGCAGCATTAGCAGCAGGGTCTGATCCAATGGCTGCAATCGGTCAAAAGATTGGTGCTTATATAGCAAACCAAAGACAAAAAGATTTACTTGCTTGTCTTGATGGTGTTTTTGGTTCTGTTAATACAACAGATTCCAACGCAGCATTTTTTGGTTTAACAATAGATGGTGGATCTGGTGATACTCCAACTGTTCTTTCTCCAAGACACGTTGCAAAAGCAAAAGCTATTCTTGGCGACCAAGGCGACAAGCTAACTGCTGTTTGTATGCACAGTAAGGTTTACTACGATCTCGTTGAGAGAAAGATGGTTGACTATGTTCTTGCATCTGATGGTAACGGAGGTTCTGCTACTGCTTCTGGTGGTACTATTGCCCCTGCTTATGGTGCTGGAAATGATACTGTCCCTACATATTGTGGTTTAAGAGTTATTGTTTCTGATGATGTTTCTACTGTTGGTAGTGGCTCATCTACAGAGTACAGTACATACTTCTTTACTCAAGGCGCAGTTGCAAGTGGAGAGCAAGCTGGTTTAACAACAGAAACAGACAGAGACATTCTGGCTAAATCTGATGCTATGGCTATTGACCTTCATTATTGCTACCACCCAGTTGGTTCAAAATGGGCAACAACTGATGTAAACCCAACAAGAACAGAGTTGGCAACCGTAGGCAAATGGTCGAAAGTCTATGAGACAAAAAACATTGGTATAGTTAGGGCAACTAACGTATCAACACAAGACTAAAGGTAACTAAATTATGCCATCAGTTTTTGAAGCTACTGCGGGAACAGCTCTTGGAGTTAGTTCAGATCAAACAGGATCAGTTACGCAGGCAACAAGTAAAGCAACAGGTGTCACTTTAAGTAAAGTGGCTGGTGTTATAACAATGGATGACGCAGCTCTTGCGGCAGCGGCAGAAGTATCTTTTGCAGTTACAAACACAAAATGTACTGCAAGTGATGTTGTTATTGTTAACCATGCAAGTGGTGGAACAGCAGGCGCATACTTAGTGCAAGCTAATACCATTGCTGCTGGATCTTTTGCAATCACAGTTACTAACGTATCTGCTGGTTCATTAGGCGAAGCAATCGTACTTAACTACCAAATCCTTAAGGCTGGTTAATGGGATTATTTGCTTTTAAGCGAAAAAAAGAACAAGAAGCTGCCAAAGCGGTGGCTTCTGTTCAACCCAAAACAAAACGTAAACGTAAACTAAAGTCAAAAAATGGCGATAACAATAACAGCGACAGTAGGTAGTGCTTCAGCTAATAGTTATGTCACTTTAGATGCGGCTAACTCTATTGTTGAAGGTTTGATACTTGATGATGATGTTTCTGCGTGGGATGGTTCTAGTAATGATAATAAAAACAGAGCTTTATTTACTGCTGCAGTAAGAGTTGACCGAGAAAGATTTTTAGGAGCAAGGGTTACTAATACACAAGCATTACAATGGCCTCGCCAAGGTGTACGTAAACCAGATACATATATCAATACTTATTCTGTTGGCTTTCCTTTTCGTATATCAACAGATTATTTTTCAGAAACAGAGATACCAGAACAAGTTAAAAAAGCACAAGTTATATTAGCTGTTTACTTGAATAACAATCGAGATGGGTTAGGATTATCAGGACTTGAAGATTACAAAAAGGTAAAACTTGGTAGTCTTGATGTAGAGCCTAATTTTTTTGGTGCTGTTGGTGCTGATAGAGTACCACCACTATTTGAAAGGTACTTTACTGGTCTACGAATAAGTGGACCGGGCAATGTCGCTATTAAAAGGAGTTAATTAAATGGGAAACTACAACTACCCAGCCGCAGTTATTATCACAGACACAAATGCACATACTGGAAGGTTTGGTAAGATTCATTGTCTTGCTGCCGCAGAAGTGACTCTTGTATCTGAAGTAATTACAGAGAATGGTTCATCAACAGTTAATGGTATTACTATGGGTGTTGCATCAGAGATTGAAGGTATTATTACAAGTATTACTTTGGCTAGTGGTCAAGTCATTGCATATCGTGTCTAATGGGTCTTGCATCATCATTAAAAAAAGTGGCCTCTAAAAGCTTAGTAAAGCTTGGAGGTAGTGTAACTATAAGACAAGTTACTAACGGCTCCTACGATACCGCTACTGGTGCAGTGAGTGAAAGTAATAGTGATACTGTAGTAAAAGGTCTATTAGAAAATATAAATAATACTGAAGTAAATGATTTAATACAGGCAGAAGATAAAAAACTAACAATATCTGCTGGTGACATTACATTTGTACCGACACCCAAAGATAAGGTTGTAGTTGCTTCTGTTGTTTTTAAAATTATTACTGTGGTAATAAATCAACAAAATAATATACCAATAACCTTTGAATTATTCTTGAGGGCATAATGGTAAGAGAAATAAGAATTAATCGTATTGTTGATGAGGTCTTTAAAAAAGAAATTGTTGAGACTGTACAAAAAGCAACTTTATCTTGGGAGACAAAAGTTAAATTAGCAACACCAATGGATACTGGTGACTTAAGAAATTCTTGGGATCATAAGATAGAGCCTTTTGTTGGTACTGTTTTTACAAATGTAGAATATGCAGAACCCGTTGCTTACGGTACAAGCTTGCCACCAAGTTGGGGTGGACAGTTTAGAACAGGGGAAGGGCAGTCTACAATTAAAGGTTATCCAGAGCTTATCGGCAAACAAATAGCTACAGATATCCAAAATAGATTTAATATATAATTATGGCAGCAACAGATTTAAATACAGTCAGACAAACAATAGAAGCAAGACTTGCAACTGAATTAGCATCAAGTCCAGCTATCCCTGTTGTATTTAATAATCAACCATTTGATTCAACTACCCAAGACACTTTTGTACAATGTGTAACAAGTTTTGGTAGTGGTGCTTATTTAACTTTGGGTGGGTCTGCTAATTCTACTAATAGTATTGTTGGTTTAGTTCTTTTAAATATTTTTACAGATGAAGGTATTGGGGCAGGGTCAAATTACACAATAGGCAAAAGGTTGCGCGACCTTTACAATAATATTACAGTTTCAAATGTAATTTTTGATTCACCTATTGGTCCTGAGGTTTTAACATCAAGCCCAGAAGGTAAATTTCAAACACAAGTTAGAATTACTTTTGAAATATACGAGGAACTTTAATGGAAATCACTGAAAAAATGCTTGATGCAATAGAAGCAGTAAAAGGTAGGCGTGACCCTGCTTATTGGGATGGTCGTTGCAAAAGATATATGGAAAACCAAGAAAATTTAAAAAAAGATGTGAAAAAACCTAAAAAAGGTTAATATAAAATAAATACTTTCTTTTGTTATGGCTATTAAGGGTGATGTTGGAAAAATCATGTTTGAAAATGCTGGCGGCACTGAAGCTGATGTCGGACAAACAAGATCATGGTCTTTGTCTATTTCAAAAGACACAATGGAGACAACAAAACAAGGTGATACTTTTAAAACAAATATTGGTGGCTTAATACAAGGTGAAGGTTCAGCAGAACTTTTATATGCTCCTAGTGAAACTGGGGCAGGCTACACAACATTTATTGATGATGTTTTGACAACAGGTGATAATGCTGATGCATTGTTTGAGTTATTTCCTGACAGTGCAACTTCAGCTAAGAAAATCAGTTTTGCTGGTATTATTACTTCTGCTGAATATGGAGCAACCCTTGGTGAAGTTCAGATAATAAACATCAGTTTTCAGACAAGTGGTGCTATAACTTCAGCTATATAGTACATTAGGATAACTTACCTAATATTTTATGGCAAAAAGAAACGTTGACCTTATTACTGAAGCTTTTGGCGATGTAATGAGTAACAGAAGAAAGTATGAATTAAAAAAGCCAA